AGGCGGGAGAAGTCGAAGCCCTCGAGGCTCGGCCCCGTGCCGATGACGCAGGCGGGCCGCCCGACGTGCCGTCCCGGAATCTGATCAGTCCGCTGCACAGGTCGTCTCCCATTGGGTCGTGAACCGCACGACGTAGCCGACAGCTTTGTCATCCCAGGGCGGGGTGAAAAAGTCGTCGCCCGCATACTCGAGACGGCGGATCATCAAGTCGAAAGCCTTGTAGCCCAGCGCCGCGATCACCGCCTCGACCATTGCGTAGGCGCCGGGATGGCGCGAACTGACCGGGTCGCCGTGGCGGCCGGTGTCGCCGCCGCGAAGGTTCTTGTCGACGACGGCGACCTCCCATTCGCCCGGGCGGACAAACTCGATCCCCGCGCCGGTGCCGCCGGCCAGGGGCCCGCCCTCGGGCGCGCCGGCGTAGATCACACCGATGAGCGGATAGCGGCCGAGTGCGCGTTCGCCCAGGCCGTTGAGGTCGTCGGCCGAGAGCACAGTCGTCTTCCAGCCGCTGATCACGGCGTCGGCCTTGAGGGCGGCGATAATGGCATCCTCGATCTGCTTGATGGTAACCGTCATCGCCGGCGCTCCTTGAGGATCCAGTCGGCGATCGTCGCCTCGATCTCGTTGTAGTCGGCGGGCGGGATGTAGAGGAACTCGCGCTTGGGGATGACCATGCGGCGGCTATGCGCCGCGACCTGGCAGATGACGGGAGCAGAAAGGGGCTTGCCGAACGCCTGAGTGACCCTGCGCTGGTGCCCCCGAACGCGCTGCGTGCCGCGATAGCCTCGGTTGTGGACGGAGGCATAGACGACGTTGGTGCCGATCGAGACCTGGTTGCCGCCGGATACAGCGTAGTGGACCGAGCGGCGCAGCCGGCCCGAGAGGGTGAGAATCTTGTAGCCCTTGCGCGGCCGCTTGCGCGGACGCCAGCGCGTCGGGCGGCCCTCGGCCGCAAAATTTTCCTCGACCGCGTCGACGCCGATCTGGCCGACGGCGGAGAGGATCGGGCGCATGTCGCGGCCGCGCCGCGCGATCTCGCGCAGCGTAGGCCTGACGTCTTCGGTGATCTCTATCCGGATGCTATCGCCGCTCACTGGAGTGCCTCCAGTCCCACAGCCGCGGGACATACGTTGTCGTCTGCACCGGACGCCGTGGCCCGCGAGACATGCTGTTGTGCTTCCTCACCTTCAGAACCCCTTGAGCGTGTCGCGGGAGAAGATGCGGTCGTTGTTAGTGATCTGGATCGACGTCTGCTCAGTGACGGTATCAACATCGAGGACGGTTACGCCCTGGGCGATCTCCCGCAGCCGGGCAATGGCGCGCTGGTAGAGCGCCTCGAAGTCGCTGCCCGGCCCGACCAGGCGGGCGTCGCGGCACTTGGCGATCTCGTAGTAACTCAAGTCGATCGCGATCTGGACGACCACCGGCGGCTTGACGCTCTTGAGCGAGGCGAGGTCGTAACGCCGGGCAAGATAGGAGTTGACCGTCGCCTCCGCGGCGGTGATCGCCCGAGTTACGGTGTCGGTGTCGACAGCGCCGTCGCCGTCGAGATCGGCTATCTGCAGGATCTCTTCCGCGCCGAAAGCGTCATTGAGATCGGTTACGTCTGTTACGTAGTCGCCCATCGGTCAACCTCAGCGAAGGGCGGACGGAGACGCCCGCCCTCCGCGATCAGGATCATCCGGTGCCTGTGGATATGTAGGCCAGCTGCCAGGGACCAGGCACAGCGGTCACGCGGTAGCGCACGCCCCAACTGAAGCGATCTTCCTCGAACACCTGGGGATGGCTGGGATCGATGATCGAGGTCATCTCCGGCTCGGTGCGCCGCAGCAAGAGCACGGGCTTGATGATCTCGTTGAGACATACCACCGCCCAGAAGGTGTCGGACGTGATAAACGGGAAGGTCAGGTGCTGGAGCACTCCGACAGTCTCGTTGTCCACCAGTGAGCCGGAGTCGACGACCGTCTCCTTGAGCAGCCACTTGCGGGCCGCCCAATAGGCGGATCCCTTATCGCGGGTGATCAGGTGCGTCGGCGTGATGGCGATCTCTTCGCCGGCCTCGTCCTTCAGGCTGCCGAACCAGTCGATCGCGGTCTTGATCGCCGACTGGCCGAGAGCTGTAGTGACGAGGTTGTCGTAGGTGTCGCCGCCCATGCTGTGGTCGTTGGCGCCGAGCTTCTTGCTGTCGTAGCCGGTCTCGGCGGCGCTGCCCTGGAGAATGGCGGCGAGCAGGCGGTTGTCGAGCTGGGCCGCGCCCTGGGCCATCGCCTGAATCTGGGGCATATACTGCCCGTAGGTGTCGTCCTCGATGTCGTCGCGCGGGACGTCGACGGTGTCCTCGAATTTCCGCACGGTGGCGGTGAAGCCGAGGGCCTCGATGTTCTTGTGCTGCCGCGGGCCGATCCACTCGCGCATCCGGGCGAAAGCCTTGACGCCGGTGAGGCGGATCGTGCCCGAGGTCATCGGGATGACCGTCGCGAGCTGGCTGACGAGACCCTCCTCCTTGGCGAAAATCTCGTTGTATCCGGTGCGGAACTGGTAGTCCAGCTCGCCCAGAGTGTCTTTGCTGATGATCATTGCGGTTTGCCTCCTGTGTTAGGGGTTACCGTTTTCAGCCGCTGGGCGGCCGGTTACCATGCCAGGCCGATGTCGACCCAGACCAGGTTGTTCGTGGCGTCGACCTGGCTGATGACGCCGCACTTGATGTCGTTGCTCGTCGAGCCGGCGGCGTTGACGGTCTGGTCGTCCACCAGGTAGACGGCCGTGCCGACATCGGTGATGGCTGCGGTGCCGCCATAGGCGAACTCGAAGCAGCCGACGCGCTTGACGGTGACGCGCTTGTCGCCGTTGCTGCCGCTGGAGTTGTCGATCTGCTCCTGGGCGACACCGACGAATACGCAGCTTGCGGTATCGGCGCCGGGGATGGCATAGCCGCTGGAGTTGATCATCACCAACGAGCCCTTGTAGATCTTGGTGGATGCGGCCACCGGATAGGACTCGACGGTCGGCTCGGCGAACTTGGTGTTGCGGTCCGCGCTTAATGCAGTCATTGCTCAGTCCTCCTCGTGTTTAGAGGGTTACGGTTTGGGAGCCGCGTCAGGCCTTCACCTTGTCGGGCCCGTATTTCTCGATCGCGTCGGCGGTCAGCCCCGTCTGGCGCAGGATTTCGGCGCGGATGGCGGGGGCATCGCTCCCGTCGCCATTGTTAGCCTTGGCGTCGTCGACGCTGAGGCCGGCGCAGGCCGTGACCCACTTGTCCTTGCTCTTGGGCGGGATCCTGCCGGCGGCGACTGCGGCGTCGACCAGCATCTCGGCTGCATCTTTGCCCATGCCGGCGGTAGCCTCGGCCTTGTCGGCCTCCGGCTCGGGATCCGGTTCGGGATCCTTCTCGGCCTCCGGCTGGGGCCTGTCCGCCAGAGCGGCGACCAGGGTCTTGACCTTGGCTTCGACGCTGTCGCCCTCGACCTCGCCCAGGGCCGCCTCGACCGCTGCGGCCGCCTCGACCGCTGCGAGCTGCTCGGCGTTGGCCTTGATCGCCTCAGAGATTTCGTCCTCGGTGGCTTCCGCCTTTAAGCCGAGGAGCTCTGCTAATTTGGTGAGATCCATATCGACCTCCTCTTGGGTTGGCGCGGCCACCGGGACGGCCGCCGCGATTAATTGATCACCGGCAGACGCGGCCAGACCGGCCTGCCGTTTGAAGTAGGGATAATTGGTCAGTGATACCTCTTGGATAACCTCACCGACGCGCTTGCCTGTCGCCGGGTCGAGCAGGTTCATGTCCCATCCTGGAGAAACGTAACGAAATTTGCGGGCTGCTATCTGGGCGGCGGTATCGCCGACCCATTCGACGGTGGCCCAGAGACCGGCATCATCCACCTCGAGTCCGGCGGGGCGGAACCAGCCGAATGCCTCTCCCTGCGGGGTATGGTCCTTGTAGATCGGCAGAGAGTTATCGCCCCAAGCGGCTATCGTGTTGGCGCGGATCTTCTCCAGCCAGTCGCGGTTTGTGGTTATCTCATATCTCCGAAATTTGCCTTTTTCGAGATCCACGAACATGGAGCTGAAGGTCTGGCCTGCGGGCGCCGGCCACGAGCACGCGCTGACTGTTGTTTAAAAACGTTTTTAAAGCGCCTTTGAAGCCTAAACCGTCTCGTATCAGGCCTTGGCTACTCATTCGCACCTCCCGCGCCCCAGAGGGCAGATTTGACTTTGCTAATCGGAGGTTTTAAATTTAGGATGCTGCCCGCGAAGCCCCGGACTTGAATTGCCGGGTAAGCTCCTGGGAGGCATCCGGGGTGCCTCACCAGGTGTTTTTGTATCCATGCAATTCTCATTTCTTCCCCTCCGGTCTCCTATAAAGCAGCACCCCATTGCGCTGTTGATCGATCCGTTTCGGGTCGCGCCCCTTCGGTATGAAATTGATAGCTACGTAACCATGAGGGTCTCGCGTAACGACTACCAACATTGAGGCCGCTCCTTTTTCCCCTTCAAAGAGAGCGATATAGCGTCGACGCATTACCGTAGTGCCATCTCTTCGATCGACCTGAACGAGCCAGATTTCTTCGGGGTTTTCGATGGTGTCGATCGCTAGCGGTGCATAGCGTCCACGAGCCAGGTCGTCCTTCACGGCATAATCGTAAAGCCCCCTCGAAACCTCGATTCCGTCACCGCGCGGATCTACGATCTGGACGACCGGCTTGTCGGGAGAGATGCCGGCGCGTTCTTCAAACTTGGCCACATAAATGGCATTGATGTCGTTCTTTCTCAGTTTCCCCCTTTTCAACTCGGTTATCGGAGGGGCCAGTGGTGACCGAGGGATCGGAGAGCGCAAGCCGGATTTCAAGTTAAATTTTTTCCAGCCGAGCAGAGGGATGTCTTTGGAGAAGCGATATATACGATCAATTTGTTTTGCCGGCCGAGCTAATGCTGGGTTGTAGTCCCAGCCCTTAGCGGCAGGACCTCCATCCCATTTTCTCAGGGGCTTAATGCCTTGTGCCTCGAGCTGGGCGTCGCTGAGAGAGACCACATAACAGCGGCATCTGTGGCCATTGAGTGGATAGTTCCGGAACCAGAAGCCGCTCCTGTAATGGAAGACCTTGCCGTGCCACTTGCGATGCGCTTCCCTTACGTGATCGTCGCCGACAGTCATGTAGCGCCACCAGGGGCGAAGTTCAGCCGCAGCCACAAGGCCGTGATAGCGCTGAACGCTATAACTATTGAGCATTGCATTGTCGAAGACTGTGCGCAGGTGATAGCCGTTCACCGGCGTGAAACCCTCACGATCAAAGAAGTCGCCCAAGCCGTTTTTCCACTCGCTGAAACTCTGTCCTTTTTCCAAAGCCTCCAAGGTCGATTCGTGCACGCGCAGCAATACGCGATGGGAGACGTCGCCAGCGAGCGTGAATGCTGCCGCCTTAAGGTCAGCGGACAGGTTGTCGTATTGCTCCCTGGGCAGGAGTCGCTTTTGCTGGA